CACGGAGGGGCGCTGACCCCCCCTTCCCCGTGCTACAATTCTCTCAGTTCCCAACCACCCCCGAACCATGAACCAGAAAGTCTACGCCGTGATCGCTGGCGCCAATTATGAAGGGGAGATCTTTTCCACGCTCCGCCTGTTCGATTGCAAATCCACCGCCCAGGCATACGCTGAGCACCTGGAGAGACGGGGAAGCGACTACGTGCTGATTGAGGATCGGGAGATCTGCATGGATTCGGCGCTCGCCGCCTGATCCGTGCTACAGTATCCAAGCAACCAACAAAGCATCATGACTGCCCGCACCAACGTTCTACCCCTTGACCTCCACACCGTCACCCTGACGGAGGCACAGTGGAGCACGATCCGCACCGCTCTGATCTGTATTGCTTGTGATGCTCGCCACCAAGGCAACCACACCGATGCAGACTACTGGCTCAGTGCCTACAACACCCTAAAGGAAGCGATGGGGCTCTGACCCCACCGATCCGTGCTACAGTATCCAAGCAACCAACCCCAACCGATCATGGCTCTCTACAGCATGGCATCCGATCTGCAGACCCGCTCCACCGTATGGGTCGGCACCAACGTGAAAGCAGGCAAGGGGCAGGCAAACTCCCACACCCGTGATTGGCAGCATGACGGTCTACCCGCTGCTGAGTTGGCAGACCTGCACCACGATGGCACCGCTCACCCGTGCCCCATCTCCGGCTGGCGATCCACTCAGTGGGGTTGATCCCCCCACCATCCGTGCTACAATTCTCTCAGTTCACCACCCCCACCATGAACCCCATTTTTGCTGAGATCCTCTGGAACTGCACCGATGAGAATGGATGCATTCGCTGGAGCACCGCTGCTCAGGCAGCGAAGGAGCACTCCCTCTGGGATGACTTCCGCACTGACTATGGCACCACCGCCAAGTTCGGTCCCGTGGATACTGGCGAATTTTTGGAGTGGTTGGGGTATTGACCCCTGCCGCCGATCTGCTACAATACGATCACGGGGGGAGGAGATCCCCCCACTACCAACCAACCGACCATGGCAACCTACAGCATTATCCGCTCCTACCACCCCTCCCTGGGCAAGTCGGATCGGCTCATCAAAACCGGTCTGACTTTGGAGCAAGCTCAGGCACACTGCCGCAACCCTAAGACCCGTAAAGAGGGAGAGTGGTTCGACGGATACACTGAGAACTGATTCCACCCAGGGGGTTGCCAAACAACCCCCGACCGTCTACAATTCACTCAAGCGGGAACACCCCGCACCACCAACCAAGACTCATGCTCAACATGATCAAGTCCACCGCCATTCGTTTCGTCTCCCCTGCCCTGCTCGCTGAGCGGGTGATCGCCAATCCCACCGTGATCGGTCCGAACCGTGCCGGTGCTCTGTTCAACCTGGCAACCACGGGTGCCACCCCTTCCCGCCGTGCTCTGGGTCGCCGTGCTCTACAGGCTGCCGCCAAGGCAGCAGGTCGCCACGTTCACCCTTCCCACCCCATCCATGATCGGGTGTTCAACAAGGCAAGCAATCGGCGGCTGGTTCAGTGGTCGCAGGATCGCAACACTGCGGTCTGAGAGTAACAGTGAGGGGGGCAGAGATGCTCCCCTTTCTTTATGCGTTCGTGTGAGGCAGTTGGGTATACTTAGCCCTGTGCGTTCGTTATGGGCAGTGTGGGGTTTTATGGGGGGTCGTTTATAAAAACGCATGGATCCCTAAGGCTACAAAGTGTTACGGCAGCGGCATATATATCAGGCTCAATAAAAATTTTTTTTCCAAAAAAATCTGATATAATACTTTAATAGTAAAAAAATTTTTTCCGTGAAAAAAATTCCCACAAAGTTCGATGGATATTATATTTCCGAAGATGGTAAAGTATATACAGAATGGAATAATTATGGAATTAAAGGAAACTTAAGAGAACTTAATCAACATCCAAGAGGAGGTGCTGATTCAAAGGATAGATATCTTGCAATTAATATTTCATTAAAGAATGAAACTGGAAAAACAATAAAACGAATTAAATATTATACGCATAGATTGATTGCAGAAACTCTTATAAAAAATCCCAATAATTATAAAGAAGTAGATCATATTGATAGGAATAAATTAAATAATAATATTTCAAATTTGCGGTGGATTTCTAAAAAGAGTAATATGAGACATGCTGCAAAAGAATTTATTATTGAGGATATTTTTAATAATAAAATTTATAAAGGAATCAATCTTAGAGATTGGGTGGTAGAAAATTGGAATTGGATATCACCAAGAACAAAAACTAAAGATCCAATAGCATTTTCTCGCAGTTTGAGTAAGAGACATGATGGGATAAAAACCGGATTAAAATTAATTTCGCCTAGAAAAAATGCCCCGTAGACACCAACCAACTTATCGCCCACAGAATATGTGTTGGTCTTGCTTTTATACATGGTATCCTCGTGGAAAGAATTTTTCAATAAAGTGCCCTAATTGTGGCTCTACGAATACAGGATTGAATATCATGGGATTTTTAGTGATTCTATTTGTAGTCATCGTATTTTTGGTGTATATGGCAAGTCATTAAATTCAAAAAACACTATATAAATGTGAAATTGTAAAGTTATATACTGAAATGAAAAAAAATTCTGAGGAAAATTTTCAGCCCATTCAAGTTGATGCAATTACGGGCGAATATTATGTCGTGATTCCAGAATGGATTGCGAACGAACTTTCATGGTATGAAGATACTGAACTCTCATTTACCATGGATGGAGATGAAGTGGTGCTTACCGAAAATAAGTGAGTGATTGACAAGTGATATATAATGCGTTATGATACTGATGTAAACCAATTTCAATTATGTCTAAAGGATTTACCGTAAAAGCAAAGGCGCCCGTCAAGCCTCAAACTGACGAATGGGATTATGATTTGGCAAGAGAAATGATTCGTGGAAAGACAGTTGTATTCTGTCTTCCTGGGCGTGGCGTTTCATACACATACCTGAAAAATTTTGTGCAACTCTGTTTTGATCTTGTGCAGTCTGGTGCAAGTATTCAGATTTCACAAGACTATTCTTCCATGGTTAACTTCGCACGCTGCAAATGCCTTGGTGCCAATGTATTAGCAGGACCCGATCAACTTCCATGGCAAGGAAATCTAAAGTATGATTATCAGTTGTGGATCGATAGCGATATCGTTTTTAATACTCAACAGTTTTGGCAACTGATTCTGATGGATAAAGATATTGCCGCTGGATGGTATTGCACAGAAGATGGTATGACCACTTCAGTTGCTCACTGGTTGGAAGAAGATGATTTCCGCAAAAATGGCGGTGTGATGAATCACGAAACCCTTGAAAGTATTTCAAAGCGTCGTAAACCATTCACCGTTGATTATACCGGATTCGGATGGCTTCTGATCAAGCACGGTGTGTTTGAACATCCTGAAATGAAGTATCCTTGGTTTGCACCTAAAATGCAAGTCTTTGAGTCTGGAGAAGTGCAAGATATGTGCGGAGAAGATGTTTCATTCTGTCTGGATGCTAAAGAGTCTGGATTTGAAATCTGGTGCGATCCTCGTATTCGCGTCGGGCATGAAAAAACTCGTATTATCTGATGACTAAGTATAATATTCTTGTAAAAGGAAGAAAAATCTATTCAGAACTTTCTGAAGAAGAATATTTTGATATTATGGAGGATCTGTCATCTCAATTCTATGAGACAGGTTCTCCAGAACCAACTGATATTGATACCGAATTAATAGGAGAATAATTATGGCAACTAAAAAATCATTGAGCGGTGCTAAATTAATTGAATCCCGCCCAAAGAATACTCGTCAAGGTGATGGTGCTCATACAAAATATGCTGCAACTTCACGTAATAAAGCAAGAAAAGCTTATAGAGGTCAAGGAAGGTAATTCTTCATGATTCAATTGAATCCTCAAATACCCGTTCTCACCCCGAAGGGGAAAGGATGGGCATTTTTTTTAATTGATCGTTCACAGGAACACGACCTAGAATGGGTGGTATTCTTAGATGATGGCGGATATTGTTGGACTTTTCAGAATTCTGAGATCAGAATACAGAAAAATCTAACATTTGCACGCAAAAACATTGTAGGATTCGGAAGTTTTATGGAATAAACTCTTCATTCTTTAAGATTTTTGTGTTTTTGAACGATTTTATGGCGAATTTTGATCTTTATATACCTTTTTCTCGTCTTGAATAGAAATAAAAAAACATCGCGTCACTCTCGTCTTGAAGAAAGGCAAAAAAACCAACAAAATTTTGAAACTAAATAGATTTTCGGAGATAATTTTGAGGATTAATGTGAATTGGAAAAATTTTCAATGGGAAATCATATCTTATTAGAGATTTATGCTGTCAACTATGACTTATTAAATGATATTCAATCCCTTTTGGAGGTTATGAAGAAGGGAATTGAACGTGCTCAAATGGAAATTTTGAATATTTTCACTCATCAGTTCACTCCACAAGGTGTTACGATTGTAATTGCACTTTCGGAAAGTCATGTTTCATGTCATACATGGCCTGAAAAAGGATGTATTGCCATTGATGTCTATACTTGCGGCGGTGGAAATCCAAAATTAATTGTATTAGAGTTATTAAAATATTTAAATTCAGATCATTATAATCTCAGACATTTAGATCGTTAAATAATTACAAGGAGATAGCAACCTCCTTTATAAAAGTTCTGTTTTTTCACAAAAACAGGAGCTAAAATGTCAAATCTAAAAGTTGATAGAGACAAAGAATATATGAGACAAATGTGGGGAACCACAAAACTTGCGACTGATTACACTACAGAACAAAAAGTTTTGCAGGAAATTATGCATGATCATGCCCCAATGCATGATTTAAAAAAACAAACTGATCTTCATGAAAAAATTCGTAATGACGAAGATTATGATGATTGGGAATACGGCACTGAACCATCCTATGGTTCCTCATGGAAATAGGCATAAATAACTGAAGAAATTTGTTTCAGAATGGCAGTACAAAGGATATCTAGATCATTTAAAGATATTAGTTTATCCTTTGTACCTCATCCAGTTACAAAGGATTTACCAGTCATAACAAATGAAAATGCAATCATAAGATCTGTTAGAAATCTTGTAGAGACAATACCAACAGAAAGATTTTTTAATTCTTTACTTGGGTCTGATGTGGTTTCTCTTCTTTTTGATTTTGTTGATTATGGTACTGCTTCTGCAATTAAGACTCAAATTGAAACCGTAATTCGTAATTATGAGCAAAGAGTCAATAATGTCGTAGTTGGAGTGAATCCACAACCAGATCAAAATAATTTTGAAGTCATTATTTCATTTGATATTATTGGGCAACAAATCCCAACACAACAATTTACATTCTTACTAGAGGCAACAAGATAAAATGCCTTTTACAAAGTTTACGAATTTAGATTTTGATCAAATCAAAACTTCAATCAAAGATTATCTCCGTGCAAATTCTAACTTCACGGATTTTGATTTTGAAGGATCAAACTTTTCTATCTTAATCGATACATTAGCATATAACACTTATATTACGGCGTTTAACTCTAATATGATTGTAAACGAATCCTTTTTGGATTCGGCAACTCTTAGAGAAAATGTCGTTTCTTTGGCGAGAAATATTGGATATGTTCCTCGCTCAAAACAGGCATCGCAAGCAAATATATCTTTTTCTGTCGCTACAAGTAGCACAAGCCCCACACTTACCTTAAATCCTGGTCTCGTTTGTACAGGAACATCTTCAAATGGTTCTTATGTTTTCTCAACAAAAGAGAGCATTACCGCTCCAATTGTATCTGGTGTTGCAAATTTTAATAATATTACTGTATATGAGGGCACATATTTAACTCAAGTATTTACATATGATGGATCACTTGATCAACGATTTATTTTATCCAATCAAGGAATTGATACTTCAACTTTGATGGTTTATGTAAAAGGAACTGCGGATACTGGATTAGGTCTTGAGTATTCTTTAGTTGATAATATTCTTAATGTTGATTCTCAATCTGAGATTTATTTAATTCAAGAAGTTCAAGACGAAGAATATCAAATCTTTTTTGGTGATGGTGTATTTGGCAAAAAACTTGATAATGGTGCAATCATTACCACATCATATATTGTCACAAATGGATTGAATGGAAATGGTGCCGCTAATTTTACATTTGCAGGAAGTTTAAGTGATTTAAATGGCAATCCAATTATTCCAAATGGGAAGGTTACAGTCGTTACGAATACCCCTTCAATAAATGGTGCAAATATTGAAACGATTGATTCAATTAAATATTTTTCACCTAAAGTATATTCTGCTCAAAACAGAACAGTTACTGCTCGTGATTATGAAGCAATCATTCCTAGAATTTATCCAAATGCACAATCAGTTTCAATTGTTGGTGGTGAAGAATTAAATCCACCACAATATGGAGTTGTACAAATTAGCATTAAACCTAAGAATGGAGTTTATGTATCCGACTTTGATAAGACAAATATATTAAATCAATTAAAACAATATAGTCTATCTGGAATTAGGCAAACAATTGTAGATTTACAATTGCTGAATATTGAAGTTGAATCTTATGTTTATTACACAAATTCTCAAGTAAGTTCAATCCATAACTTAAAGAATGCTGTTATTTCTTCCTTAAATACTTATGGAAATTCAATTGATCTGAATAAATTTGGTGGTAGATTTAAATATAGTAAGGTATTGCAAATTATAGACAACACTGATGCTTCTATTACTTCAAATATTACAAGAGTTAGAATTAGAAGAGATTTAGTCGCATCTACAAATAGATTAGCTCAGTATGAGTTGTGCTATGGAAATGCTCTTCATATCGACCCTAAAGGATATAATATTAAATCAACTGGATTTTATATTCCATCAGAACAAAATACATTATATTTCACAGATGTACCAAATAAAAATTCATTAGGTAATTTGGATGGAAGTGGGAAAGGAGTTATTTTAATTGTAAAACCTAATCCCAATGTTGGAATAGATACAACTTCTTCCCCATACACTGTAGTTGTAGCAAATGCGGGCACAATTAATTATTATACTGGAGAAATTTTATTACATCCTGTTTATATAACTTCGACCGTATTGGAAAACAATGTAATAGAAGTTCAGGCATATCCAGAATCAAATGATGTTGTTGGATTGAATAATCTCTACATTTATTTTGATCTCTCAAAAAGTGAAATAAATATGGTTAAAGATACTATTTCATCTGGTGATAATATTTCTGGATCCACATTTAATAGTATCTCAAGTTATTCAGATGTAGAAAACGGGCAATTAACGAGGATAGTATAATATGATACAGACTGGATTTGAAACAAGAGTTAAAGTTCAGGATATAATTCAAAACCAACTTCCAGAATTTATACTACAAGAAAGTCCTTTAACATCAGATTTCTTAAAGCAGTATTATACTTCTCAGGAATATCAGAGTGGACCAGTTGATATTGCTGAAAATTTAGATCAATATTTAAAGTTAGATAATTTAACACCAGAAGTTGTAGTTAATAATACTTATCTTTCTGTTGGTATTACATCTACAGATTCTACGATTACAGTTAATAGCACAAAAGGATATCCACAGTCTTATGGTCTATTAAAAATTGATGATGAAATTATCACCTATACTGGAATATCAGAAAATTCTTTTACTGGTTGTATTAGGGGATTTAGTGGGATCACTAGTTATCATAATTCATCAGATCCAGAAGAACTTGTTTTTTCTACTTCTAATCAATCATCACATACAATAAATTCTTCTGTATCCAATTTAAGTGTATTATTTCTAAAAGAATTTTATAAAAAATTTAAATATACTTTTACTCCAGGATTAGAAAATAATGATTTTAATTCTAATTTAAATATTGGAAATTTTATTAAAAGTGCAAAATCATTTTATCAATCTAAAGGAACAAAAGAATCATTCAGAATTTTATTTAATGTTCTTTATGGAGTTACTCCAACCGTTGTAAATTTAAGTGATTCATTAATAAGACCATCATCTGCAGAATACTTAAGAACAGAAGAAATAGTAGTAGAGGTAATTTCAGGTAACCCAAGTAAATTAATTGGGCAAACAATTACTAAATCTGATGATCCAAATACATATGCCTCAGTATCTCAAACACAACCATTTACAATAAATCAAAAACTTTATTATAAAATTTCACTTTTTGTTGGTTATAATGATACTTCTGCAATTGTAGGAACTTTTACCATTCCTGGAAAAACAAAAGTTGTTGAACAAACTTTACCAGGATCTTCTGTTATTACAGTAGATACTACGATTGGATTTCCACAATCAGGAAATCTTATTTGTGGAATTAATAGTATAACTTATACTAATAAAAGTGTAAATCAATTTTATGGATGCTCAGGAATTACAGTATCTATTAATCCTACAGATGATATAAGAGTAAATGAAACTGTTTTTGGATATGAAGATGGAGATACTACTAAACCAGTATATTTAAGAATTACTGGGGTAATATCGGACTTTACTTCATTATTAACCAATTATAGTGTAAATGAAGGTGACGTAATATCAGTAGATTATCTTGGAGAAATTATAAAAAATCCAACTACTTATAATTCCTATAAAGAAGTATTTGCAAACTCTTGGATTTACAATACAAGTTCAAGATATCAAGTAAGTGCAATTGATAATAGTGGCAATACTTTTACATTATCAAGCCCAATTGATAAATCTAGTCTTAAAATTGGAGATACAATTGATATCTTAATAAGAGGAACTCAAACAATTGTATCCTCAACTTCAAATCCTCCAAGTATTAGTGGTATAAACATAAATGATAATCAAGTAAATATAAACAATATTGGATTTACACCAAATTCAAATGTAAATTATGATATAAGAAGAAGATTAAATAAAGCTTCCAGTAGTGGAACTCCCATTGGATTTGGAAATTCAATTACTTCAGATATTCAAAATCTTTATGTTGATGATGGCACCAATTATGCTTATGTTGCAGCAAATGGTCTTCCTTCATATAATATAAATCAAAATTTAATCAGTGCTTCAATACCAAGTGCTTCTGGAAACTATATTCAAAATCAAAATTCATTTAATAACTTATACTCTGTTATTTCATTCAGTAATCCAGTTCCGTTTATAACTGGAGATTGGGTTTATTATTATCCAAGTTCAACTCTTATTCCAGGATTGACTCAAGGAAATTATTATGTTGAAGTATTATCTAATAAAAATCAAATTAGACTGTATACTTCAAGATCATTTATTGGATCTGGTGGAAATTATGTAGAATTTGGAAATCTTTCATCAGGAGCTGGGGCACAGAATTTCCTTTTAAATACTAATTCAAATAATACTTATATTTCTCCACAACTTTTACTTAAAAAATTTTCCTTAACTCAAAATATTCAAAGTGGTTTAGGTCAAAAAACTAATCCTGGACCAATTGGAATTTTAATTAATGGTGTTGAAATTCAAAACTATAAGTCAGATGATAAAATTTACTATGGGCCTTTGAATTCAATTAAAGTATTAAATGGTGGAAGTAATTATGATGTAATTAATCCTCCTCGCTTATCGGTAAGTTCTGGTGCAGGAACAACCGCTCTTGTTCAACCAGTTGTAAGTGGATCTCTTAGTCAAGTTTTTGTAACACCACAAAATTTTGATTTGAATACAGTAGTATCTGTAGCTTTAACCGGAGGAAATGGTTCTGGAGCATTGCTCACGCCTGTGATTCAAAAAAGAAGAAGAGAAATTTTATTTGATGCAAGACTTCTTACTAGCTTTTATGGTGGAGTAGATACAACTAATGAAACTATTACATTTTTATCAAATCATAATTTAAATACTGGCGATTCTGTAATTTATGATTCTAATGGAAATTCTCCAATAGGAATAGCAACCGATGGTGGTGGGGGATCAAATTCTGATCAGAATTTATATTTGGCACAAAATGCCACTTATTATGTTTCTGCCGTAAACAATAAAACTGTTAAACTTTACAATTCAAAATCTGATGCAATTAATGGCACCAATTCCATATCATTTACAAATGTCAATAATACAGGAAATCATAAATTTAAAAGTGGAACTATTCAAAATACACTTACGGAAATAAAAATCGTAGATGGTGGGAACAATTATACAAATAGAAAATTAATTGTAAAATCATCAGGAATTTCCACGGTTAATGATACAATTTATTTTAGTAATCATGGATTTAATGATGGT